GAAAAAGAAGAAAGGATATTTGAAATGACAGAACGAACAGCACCATTAATCTTGAAAAGCAGGGCAGAGATAATACTGCAAACAAAGATTGATATTGCTTATTACACAGATCAACCAAATATATTGAGATGTGTATTAGGTAGTAAAGTTGTATATGTTGATTTGCAGAGGAAGGAGGAAGTTCCTGCTGCTTTGCTGAATGCTCAAGAGACACAACAGCCAGCAGTAATAACTAAGGGTCCACCAAAGGAAAACTTTACTGCTCAAATCACAAGAGAGAAAGCTATCCCAGCAGCAGCGAATAAACCCACTGCGAAAAAGAAAGCTACCAAAACACAAACAAAGAAAAAGTAGTACAATCATCAAAATTTTGTTTCGTACGATATAGAAACTAAATCAATCAGGCGTGACGCCAAGGAGTAACGTGATGTTATCCAATAAATTTTTCAGAATTCTTTACCAGCAACAGAGTGACAATAACGCTGGAGGTAATAACACTTCCAACGATAATCAAACTGGTAATCAGAATGACCAACAGGAGCAGAATACGCAACAGCCGTCCTATGCTTCATTCGATGAGTTCTATAAATCGCTGTCGGCAGAAAACCAAAGGCTTGTGGCTCCTGCTAAGGAGCACTTTGATAAAGTCTATGGAACAATTAGCGAGGTACGGAAAGAACGTGATGGCTTTTCCAAGCAGCTAAAAGATTTATCCAAACAACTTGAAGGTAACAAAGAAGCACAGGCCAAAGTTGATGAACTGTCCAAGTCTCTTGATGGCGCCAATAAGAAAGCTGATTTCTTTGCAGAAGCAATACAGAACGAATGTAAAAATCCAAAAGCTGCTTTTGCTCTTGCGCTTGCTTCTGATTTGTTCACTCGTGACGGTGCTCCAGATTGGAAAGCAATCAAAGCAGAAGCGCCAGAACTATTTGGACAAAAAGCTACAAAGAAATCAAGTGCTGGAAGTGGTACGCGAACAGAGCAGCCCAGAACTGGCGGCATCAATGAGTGGATTAGGGAACAAGCCGGCAGGAATGTAATATCAGAAACATAAACCAATAACAATAGGAGACTATCATGCCGTACAATACTCAAGTATCACGAGATGAAGCCGGAGCACTTATTCCGGAAGATGCTTCCCGTGAAATACTTCAAACAGTTGCAGAAGGTTCCACATTCCTTCGATTAGCACGTAGAGCGCCAAACATGACGCGCGCCCAGCGCCGATTACCAATCCTGTCCGTATTGCCACAAGTCTACTTTGTAGGCGAGTCCGGAAGATCACCGCAAACGTTCGGCGCCCGCAAACAAACAACAGAAGCAGCATGGAGCAATAAATATCTGAATGCAGAAGAAATGGCCTGCATTGTTCCAATCCCTGAAAGCGTTTTGGATGATGCTGATTATGATATATGGGGAGAAATACGTCCCCAAATCGTGGCAGCGATTGGCGCCAAAGTTGATGCTGCTGCATTCTTTGGCGTCTCTGATAGTGATGTTCCTTCAACGTGGCCGGATGGATTGCTCGTTGATATGCCCGCTGACCATGTCATTGATGAAAGCTTTGGAGATGATCTCTATGACGCCATAATGAGTGAAGGCGGCGTATTGAGCAAAGTGGAAGAGGATGGTTATTTTGTCAATGGACATGTAGCCGCCTTGACACTTCGTTCTAAGCTGCGTGGCTTGCGTGACCAGAATGGTAATCCCATCTTCGTTCAAGACATGAAACAGAGCACGCCATATTCCCTTGATGGCAGCAGGTTAGAATTTCCGCTGAATGGCGGATTTGATCCTGAACAGGCATTGCTCCTGTCCGGAGACTGGAACCAAGTCATGTGGTCGTTACGTAAAGATATTACGTATAAGCTGTTGACAGAAGGTGTAATCACCGACAATTCCACACCGCCCCAAATCCAATTCAATCTCGCTCAAGATGATATGGTTGCTTTGCGTGTTACGTTCCGTTTGGCATGGCAGATTGCGAACGTTATCAACCGCGTCAATTCCAATGATGCTACTCGTTATCCGTTTGCTGCTCTTGCTCCTACAGGCTCATGATTTTACTGCCTCCGATTGATCCTGATGCTAGAATTGATTTCTATGCCGGAAGTGATGAAAGCTTCCGGCAACTGAAATCATTATATGAAAGCTTGACAGTGGAGAGGCGTGGTAAATTCTATGCCTCTCCATCCGTCGTTGAAGATGGAATAAGTTTTCAACGAATAACAGGGGATAAAGTAACTGGAACCAATCCACTCGTTGTTGCTGCTTATCGTGATTTACATAGCATTTTTTATATCGCTGATGATAGGCCTTTGATTATGTATGAACGTGAATACACAAGAGAAACAAGGGGCCTAATCAATGCGGTATCTTTTTTCCTATGTGGCGACAATCGCGCCTATGATTTCAGGCGCATATCATCAAAGAATGTTGCGTTATTCAATACAAATCAAGCAGCAGTTAGCAAGCTGCTGGAATATGTAAAGGGTAAAGATGTTGAAACAATAACAGAAATCAATGGTCATTCTGTTGGACTTATTTATATGTCATGGGGCGATAAATCATTTGATGCTATAAAGCGTTCAATAGCTTCATTGAGACGCTTAGGCTATAGTTACAACGTTGCAGTTATTGGAGACTTTGAATATACAGCAAATTGGACAAGCGGCCACGGATGCAATATTCGATGGTTGGGCGAAAGTCCATTTGATAATACGAAGAAACGTAACTTTCAATTTAGAGCAGGACGAATAAAGCCGCATCTTGCAAAGTTATCTCCGTTTGATCTCAATCTATACATTGATGCTGATACTCAATTCATGCAGCCTATTCATTCAGCATTTGAGATGTTAGCTGATTATGATCTATGCGTGACAGAAGAAAAATTGGCGCTTAGAGATTTATACAATAAGAAGCTGGCAGGCTGGGAGCTGAATTTGATAGAACGTGATACCACCATCGTTGAATTAGGCGGAGATGATACACAGAAATTTATCAATAGCGGCGTGATGTTCTTTAGAAGGAACAAAAAACATTGAAGCTGTTCCAAGATTGGCACGATGAATGGATGCGTTTTCAGGAGTGGGATGAGCAGTTAGCTTTGATGCGCGCTATTCATTCAAATAAATTGAAAGTAAAGTATTTACCTGTTGAATGGAACAGCCCACATATAAAAGATGATAACGTTATTATTTTTCATGATTATGGACGTGGTTCTGTGAGGATGAATGCCTAAGTATGCTTTGCTTTTAGCAGGACAGCCACGAACGTTTGAGTTCTGTTACCTATCATTGAAGCATCATATTCTTGATGTATATAATCCTGATGTCTTTATTTGCGCTGATAGTGAAGGGGAGAAACTTGCACAATTATATAAGCCGGTAGGCATGGCAATTGTCAATCATCAGGACGCATATCAGGAGGCGATTGATCTACGGAACAGCTTAGGTCTATCTCCAAACATACCAGAAGCAGCGTTATCAGTTGCTTATAAAGTAATGCTATGTAATGGCATGAAGATGGCGCAAGAAATAGTAAACAAAGCTGCATATGATGTAATCATCCTTACTCGCTTCGATGTCAAATTTGCAACAGTGCAACCGATTGGCGAAATCAAGCTTGACACTTTGTATGTTCCGTTCATTGACGCTTATCCAATCAAATCAGATGAACGGCCCGGCCATCATTGGGGCGGTTACTCTGCTCATTTATCGTGGATGAGTTCACATGTGGCAGATAAGTTAGCTAATATGTATTTTTCAGAAGTTGATTGGTTGAAATTAGCAACAGAAGCCAAAGCAGATTGGGGACAAAATCCAGAGCATGTTTTGGAGTTCTATTGCACTAGAAATAATATAAATGTTGAGTTCATCAATGTTGATATGATGTTGATTAGAGGTACATCGAAATCACCATTAGCATTCAACAATACAAGCTTGAAAAGTTATCCTAAATTCCGGCGAGATAGATATGGATGAAATATATACAATCACAACAGCAGAGGAAAGGAACTGCTTGGCTAGACTTGCGGCACAAGTTCCTAATAATGGAATTATTCTTGAGATTGGCGCTTTATATGGTGGCGTTACTGCTATTCTTGCTCAATCACAACCAAGAGCACATGTTATGACTATTGATAATTTCTCGTGGCACCCGGAAGGGATGCCAGAAACATCGGCAGCATTAGTGGAAGATAATCTAAATAAATTAGGCATCAAAGGCGTTTCCATCATCGAAGGCGATAGCCGCAAGATTGCAAGAAAGTGGGCAGATGAGATTGATTTACTATGGATTGATGGTGGTCACTCTTACGAGTTTGTATATAGTGATTTGTATAACTTTGGTCCACATGCTCAAGTTATAGCCTTGCATGATTACGATAATCCCATTTGGGCAACAATACGTCAAGCAGTTGAAACATTTATTAGTAAATTCCCATATTGGTATATTCATGAAGTTGTTGGCATGGTTGTTGTGTTGAGGAGAAAATAATATGGCAGCATCTACAAGTGATATAAGACGCTTGCGGCGTATGACAGCAGAGCCGACAAATGCAACATATAATGAGGAAACAATGGCAGCTTATTTAGAAGCATGGCCATTGATTGATAGTCAAGGAAGATCATCAACAGAAGCAGAGTGGACAGAGGCCTATGATCTTCATGCGGCAGCTGCCGAAATATGGGAAGAAAAAGCTGCTGCTGTTGCTCATAAACATGATTTTAGTGCTGATGGTGCTAATTATTCCTCCAGTCAAATGTTTGATAACTTTATGGAGCGTGCTCGTTATCATCAGGCACGACAAAAAGCTTTAGTACGAACAGTTGCCAAGCGCCCGGTGGAGAGTTCTGAAAGTCCATTATTTCTACACATTCACGCCAACATTGATCCTCCCGGTGAAGATGATCTAACAGATTTCAATGAGATTTGGAACTGGTAATGTTAGACAACAATCAATTACAGCACTTTAGAGAAAGACAATTAGTAGGCTTGATGGATACATGCCGTCAATTTGTGTATAGTTCATCAGCAAATGATTACAATGAAAAAATAGCGACATATACAGATTTAGGTACCGATATCCCATGCGGCTTAGATCAAGCCACAAGCAATGAACGGATGCGCGCTGCTGATACTGTCTTACAATATGATGCTACTATAAGATTGACTATTGATGATGGAAAATCGTTTAGTGTTAGAGATAGAATTCAGATTACAAAACGATTTGGCGAAACACTTGACACTCCAATAACTTATGAAATCGTATCTCCAGCACAAAGAGGTCCCAGTGGTATTCGTTTCTTATTGAAAAAAGTAGAGCTATGAAATCACTGATAAATATTGACATGAAGCCGTTGACTAAAGCATTGAATAAAGTTATCGCCAACACCGATAAAGAGACTTTAGGCAGAGCCACATTGGCAGGATTATTCACGTTTGAAGCATATGCTAAATTGAATATCAAGAAAACATTCAATCAGCAAACAGGCTTCCTAGGTTCTGCATTTGAGACAGTCTTGGATAGCGTATCGAATACGAACGCAGAAGGACATACTGGACCACTTGCTGTATATGGTCGTATTCAGGAACTTGGTGGCGTTATTCGTGCCACAAATGCTCAAGCTTTAGTATTCCAAACAGATGATGGAGAATGGCATAGAGTGAAAGCAGTGACAATCCCAGCACGTCCGTATATGCGGCCTGCTGCTGATGAACATCAGAATGATATATTCGACGCTGTTGGAACAGTTCTTGGAGATGCAATTGAAGGTAATAAATAATGACGGCCAATCTTGATAAAGCTTTACCATATTACCTAAAGAATATTGGCGCCATATCTGCTCTTGTTAGCGACAGAATAAGGCCTAATAGATTAGAGTCGGGAGAAACTATTCCAGCGGTGGTGTTTGAGTTGATCTCTACGAACCCGGTTCAAACGCATGGCGACCAATCGTTCTTACCCCGCCAGCGTTATCAATTTACATATTATGGAGTGAGTTATGAGACATGTAAAAATATAGGAATAGCATTCAAAGCAGCCTTGGATGGATATCAAGGCAACATGGGTACAGGTTCTTTCGTTACAGAGATTGAAGCTTGTTTGTATAAAGATGAACGCTCAACAGATGATCCAGAAACAGGATTATTTTGGCGTCAACAAGATTACCTAATTATTTGGAAGGAGTAACAACATGACAAGGCAAGGTGGTTTCGGTGCAGTATTGAAGATTGACGTAAGTGGATTGACAGCGGTTGCATATGTGAAGGACTTTGAATTTCCAGAATTTGAAAAGCTGCTTGCTGATATTACATCCCATGACAGCCCCGGCGGCTATCGTGAGATGATCTCAACAGGCAAACGCCAGATGAATGAATTCACTGTTCAACTTGTTTGGGATGTATCTCAATCAACACATGCCGCCATGATTGCAGCATTTGATAGTGATGCCGCCGTGGATATGTCGGCAGAGGACCCGGACGGAACAGAACCAATTGAGTTCTCCGCGCATATCAACAAGCTTGGCCGCATTGCAGAGCAAGAGGAAGGTTATGTATGTGACGTGACCATTACTCCAACAGGCGAACCGGTGGTAGGTTCATAATGGCAAAGAAACAACTTACCAAAGACGATATATTATCCGCTAATGACATCTATAAGGAGGAAATAGATGTCCCTGAATGGGGCGGAACTGTATTTGTCAAAACATTATCAGGGGAAGAACGTGATAAGCTGGAAGCAAGTATTATAAGCTTTGGTCCATCAGGACAAGCGCGTGGGATGCGGACGGATAAGTTACGTTCTACATTAGCCGTTTTAGGCATTTGTGATAAAGATGGAAATCCAATCTTTGCTGAAAAAGATATTCCAGCACTTGCAAAGAAATCAGCATCAGCATTGGATAGAGTTGTGGTAGCTATTCAACGTTTAGCAGGTATGTCCCCTGCTGATGTTGATAGCCTAATTGGTGAACTAAAAAACGACCAACCCGCCGCTTTGCCTTCCGATTAGCGGCGAGGTTAGGTATCTGGGACGTTGATGATCTCTTGAAAAAGATTTCATCAAAGCAGCTAAGTGAATGGATGGCGTTTGCAGAATTAGAGCCATTTGGTTTTCAAGCAGATATGTTTGGACATGCTTTGACAGCAAAACATATTATTGATAGTCAACGAAAAAAAGGCTCCAGACCTGTTGACATCAGAGACTTAGTGCCGAAAGAGATAAAGACACAATCGGAAAATAAGATGAGTTTCGTCCAAACTCTAAAAAGCTTTTTATATCGTACGAAACAAAACGGTAAATAATGGCCACAACTATTGCCAAACTCATTGCCATATTAGGCTTAGATAAATCTGAATTCGATAAAGGCGTAGAAGGTGCCGAAAAACGCGGCAACGTTCTAGGCAATACTTTGCATGGATTGGGAATGGTTGGTGGTGGAGTTTTAGCTGCTGGCCTTGGCGCTGCCACTGCTGCCGCCGTTCTACTGGGCAAGACAATTGGCCCCGCTTCTGATTTAGGCGAAAGTGCAAACGCTATCAACGTTGTATTTACTGATGCAGCGGATATACTGCATGAATATGGAAAGACAGCGGCCACAACTGTTGGACTATCCACTCGCTCATTCAATCAATTATCATCCGTTACTGGTGCATTCCTGACCAATCTTGGATTTGACTCCAAGGGCGCTGCCAATGAAACAATCAAGCTTACAGAACGTGCCGCCGACATGGCATCCGTATTCAATACGGATGTATCTTCTGCTTTAGCTGCTATTCAATCAGGCTTGAAAGGTGAATTCAACCCGCTGGAGCAGTTCGGTGTCAAGCTGAATGCTGCTACAATTAACGAACGTGCTTTAGCCATGGGACTTGCCAATACAGAAGAAGAACTAACAGACAGTAATAAAGCTACTGCTGCTTTAGCTTTGATCTATGAGCAAACGGACAAAGTGGCCGGAGATTTCGCGAATACTTCTGATGGACTTGCCAACATGCAACGAATATTTGCCGCGCAAGTTGAGAATACAGCAGCACGGTTTGGAACAAAGTTATTGCCCGCTTTGACATCAGCAGGTAAAACGCTGATGCAATATTTTTCCAGTCCTGCTGTTCAAGCTTTCTTGGATACGTTAGCCGAACGAATTGGAGCATTGGCACAAGCAGCAGCAGATAAGCTTCCAATATTCATTCAGAATATAAAATCTGCCTTTGGTTGGTTGATGGATAATAAGGGCGTTATCGTTGCTGCCATTGCTGTAATCTCTGCTGCCGTGCTCGCATTCATAGCAACATCAGCGGCAGCTATGTTAGCAGCAGCACCGGCGTTTTTACCTGTTCTCGCTGTCATTCTGTTGATTGCTGGCGCTGCTTATCTTCTATATCAAGCATGGACGAATAATTGGGGCGGTATTCAGCAAAAGACAGCAGCGGTAATTGCTTTCATTCAACCATTCATCCAACAGCTAATCACATGGTTGCAAACGAATATACCCATAGCTATTCAGTATCTAACTAATTTATGGAACAATGTATTGATGCCCGCCTTACGTGGTGCATGGTCATGGATGCAATCTGTTCTGTTCCCGTTCTTGAAGCAGCTTGGCGATTTATTCATGAATACAATTGGACGCCAAATTGTTACGCTTGTAAACATCATCAATGCAAATTTCCTGCCAATATTGAAACAAGTGGCATCATGGTTAGGTGCTAATCTAATGCCAGTATTGAAAACTGTTGGAAGTTATTTATTCAATAACTGGGTCAACGGCTTTAAAGCATTATCAAGAGGCATAGAGACTGTCACAGGATGGCTCCAGCGAATGAATGATATGTTATCTTCAATTCAATTGCCGTCATGGTTGACGCCGGGAAGTCCTACGCCGTTTGAATTAGGCCTATTAGGCATAGCTGATGCAATGCAGAGAATAAACAGCACTGGATTGCCGTCGTTATCTGCTGGCA